ATCCGCTGCGGTCGACTGTACGGCGGCTGTCGTCGAACCGGCGACGTACCACTGCCCTGCAACCAGCGAAGGCAACACCTCGATGCGCGGGTTAGTCACTACCTGAGGGAGTACGCGCGATACCGGCACCGTACCGTCCGCCGTCGTGAACGCCTTCGTATCGCCGCTTACGACGCCGAGCGCTATGCTGCCATTCCACTGAATGCGTGCCGTGTCGGCAGTAGCACTGGTTAAGCTTGGCCCCCCTAACGAGGTCCAACTGCCTGCCGCACCGGTTGTAGACCATCCTAGGTTGTAATTGCCGGTTACATTCCCGACTGCGATAAACCGGACACCGTTCCAGCAGACGTCGGTGACTGGCGTGCCGCTGATACCGTGCGCCACCAAATTCCAACTAGCACCGTAGTCGCTGGTTCGTAGCACATTGATGCTATCTCCATAACATGCGATCGCCGTACCCGCTCCGTTGTGAGCAAAGCCAGTAACACCGACACTGGCCGGCAGCGTAATCTGTGCAATCCCGTGGACCATCAGGTGATCCTTGCCAGCTGCACGCGGGTAAAGCGAAGAGAGCGCTACCGTGCCCGAACGAAGCCAGAACCGGTTGCTCTCTGGATCATAAATGCAAGAACCAGACTCGGGAGCAAAAATGGTCTCGCCAATAAAGGATGCCTGACTGCTCTTGAACTGTGAAGTATTAGCCGTCATGCGATGAATCTCCATATTCCTGGCTGAGTTTGCTTCAGCACGCCGGCTTCACCGCGCGTTGTGCTCTCCACCGGTTCGTCAACAGCCGCCCATTCGATGCGATGCCCTACGGGTGGGATTACGGTCAGCTTATTGCTCGAAAAGTCCTGACCATCATCTTTGTAGCCCCAGGTTGCCCCGACGGCAGCGCCGAATGGCAACGTACGGATGACGGCGCCGGATCCGCGCAGCAGCTCGCGCGTGTTGGCCATTGCGACTCCACTATCCATCACCATCAAGTCCAGCAGATCTCCCTGTGTGCCGATAAGCCCAGTAGCCGCAAGCATAGCGTCCTGATTGATAGCCAACTGGCCACCACCTATCACTGTCACGGTAGGCACCGTCACCTGGCCCACAAACGTGGGGCTCTCTTTAGGCGCCTTGGTGCTATCAACTATCATCAGGGCATCAAGCTCGGTCTGTACCTTGTCAAAACCCACGCTCACCGCATCGAAGTCACCTTCGACGTCGGCTGCCCGGGCTTTTTGGCCGGCTAGCAGGTTGAGTGCATTGGTGAAAAAGCGATTAGCCACGGTCTTGTCCTCTTGGGGTGTAAAACACATGTGCGGCGACGATGGTGAAGGTGTCGGTGGTGGTGGATTTTCCGTAGATGAGGAAGCCGGCGTTGTTGCCTATGCCGCTTAGATAGATCGTCGGTTTGCTGACGATGCCCTCGTCCCAGGTGAATTCGTCCCAGTTGGCGACGTCCCAGAAACCACCGGCGCCGGGGTTGTCGACGGTGTAGGTGTCGACTCTCTGCGTGCCGTAGTCGTAGTCGGGCTGCAGCAGCAGGCTGAAGGGGCTGACGGTGGCCATTTCCAGTTGCAGGCGGTGGAAGCGCTTGCGTTGGGCGGTGCCGCCGGGGGCGGCGTAGGGTAGGCGCAGGATGAACTCCATGGCCGTACCGTCGAAAGAGGTGCCGCGCTCCAGCTCGTACACCATGCCGGCATCGCTGCCGACGAACAGGCGTTCGTTGCCGGCCGCGTCTTTGTCCACTACGCCGCAAACAAAGTTGTGGGCATAGAGGCAGCGGCCGTAGCCCAGTACCCGGTTGCCCAGCAAGGTCGGTACGATGGCCGATCTATCGCCCAGGAAGAGGTAGTAGCAGCCGCTGCGGCGCGCCATCAGCGCGAAGCGGGCATCGACCGCCTTGATGAGCGGCGCCACCTTCTCGCTGGCATTGCTGGCGGCAAAGTCGCCGTAGGCCTGTACTGCCTGCAGGAAGGAGAGGCCTGGATCGTCGTAGGCCAGTACTTCGCCCCCCACGTCCACAGCCGTGCGCGCCTTGGCACCGCCCTGGCGGCTGAAGCTCTTGAGCTGCCACTGGGAGGGCATCGCACCGTAGAGCAGGTGTATGGAACCGGCGCAGTAGGTCGCCAGGACGTCGCGGGTGCTGACGAGGTTGGTGATGGTGTCGCCGGTACCGATCTCGCTCGCGCCCAGCCGCGGCGAGAAACTGCCAGGCTCGCCCACGCCACTGTTCTGGAGTGAACCGCCGGGAAAGGCCAGGAACAGGTAGTTCTGGTGCACGCACAGCACGCCGGGCGTGTCATTGGGCATGGCGGTCTTGAGCTGGGTGAACAGGGTACCGTCGAATTCGAAAGCCGGGTTCTTGCCGTCTACACCGTACAGCCGCAGCTTGTCGGCTGAACCATAGAAGTTGTGTACCTGACAGCGGTAGCTGCCACCAGGCAGCAACACCTGGTTGGCCACGGCCCCGGTCGCCCTGGCCTTGTTCACGCCACCGACCTGGATGTTGTTGCCCGAGGCCCAGCTGCCTACCATGCTATCTACTACCAGCCGGCCCGAAGCGCTCGGTGCGCCCGCGAAAGAACCGGCCGAGATCACCACGCGGAGTACCCGGGCCGTGGCGCCGCTGCCGTTGCTGATGATGTCGCCTTCGGCGATCGGGAGCACGTGGTTGCCACTATCGAAGGGCAGGTATTGCCCCAGCGGTACCGCCGTCCAACCGCTGCTGCCCGCCTTGTAGAGTAGGCAGGCGGTGCCGCCCGCATTGTCGCGCCAGGCATAGACCTCGCCCTTGAGCATGGCCACGCCGCGCACGGGGCCGCTACCCGGTACCGGCTGGATCAGCGCCCGTTGTGCTTCGCGCGCGGCGTCATCAGTGAAGGTGGAGGGCGAAGTACGGCCGTCGTAACGCTCATAACCCTTGATACGCCGATAGCCCCCGCTCAGGTCGCAGACATAGTTCTGCATGAACAAGGCCTCACCCGGCTTGACGAATAACGGGGCGGCTGCGAGGTTGAGGCCACCACCCAGCGCAATACTGGTCAGGTTCTGGCTCATCCCAGCGCCCTCCCCGTCAGGCTTGGCGGCGCCAACTCCTCCAGCAGCAACGCCGACATGGCAGACTTGAGCTGCAAGGCCGAGAGCTGGAACAGCTCGGTGGCACTGTCGTTACCGCAATAGAGTTGCAAGGCCTTCCAGATGATCACCGGCTGTAAATGTTCCGCGATCTGCGGTACGTCCAGATTATTCAATAGAACTTGAGGTTTAGAGATGTACTCAAGTTGCAGGCTGCAGGCCTGCTCGGGCAGCACATTCAACCGCAGGATATTGGCCGTAGGCTGAGTGAGCGTGTCTGGCTGGCCCGTCGACGGGGCTACGCCCTGGTAGCGGGAACGGAAGCTGGGCCAATCCAGCCATACCAGCGGGTACACGGTGCCGTTGGCATCGATCAGGTTGGCCGCGCCAGGCTCCTCTACCGGCAGGCGCCAGTCCGGTGCAAAGCCTGGCGCAACCACTGGGCCACTGGTTTGCATGACGGCATAGTCGCGCTGGCCAGGCTGCAGCGGTACGGTCACCCAACGGCGCAGAAAGCGCCAGCCACGCCGGCTGGCCTGGATATCCAGCCAGGCAGTCTGCACCCAGCGCACCGCCTTGCCTTCCATCCCCCGCGCATTGCTGACCGACTGAGGTCCCGGACCACTGAGACCGGCCTCTTGCCAGAAGCGCTGACAGAGCTCCAGAAAGGTCATGCTCGCTCCTTTTCAAACAAATGGTCGGTACTCAGCCGAGTACCGCCTGGGCAGCCTGCGCATTACGGCCTGCGTCCGGGTCGTCGCCCAGGAACTGGATGGCGACGCTCTGGCGCTCGCGCGGGATCAGGTAATTGGCGCCGTCTTCATTCACACCCTGCTCGGCCACCATCTCGGTAGTGGTGACGATATGCTCGTAGACCGGGCGCGGCATGGAGACGCTGGTGTCGTACTGGTAGGAAAACGGCACGCCGTTGATGGCGCCCTGAAAGTGGCTGCGCTTCTCGCCGTGCGGGCGGAAGATACGGGCCAGCACGCGCGGTGCCTTGAGCACCAGGGTATGGGCACTCTCGGCGTTGAAGTCTTCTTCCTGTACCAGCTCGGTGGCGGTCTTGTTACGGATATTGCTCATTTGGAAGGCTCCCTCTCGTAGAAATGAAAAACCCCAGCCCGAAGGCTGGGGTTAGCTAGGCACCACAACCTGTCAAGGTTGTCCGCCGGGGTTCACCATGGTGTCGGCAAAGGTCACCGTCAGCCCGGCCGCATCGAGCGCGGTAGTACCGGGGGTGAAGGTGGTGGCACCGTTGGTGACCACCTTCACATAGCCGACCGGTGTTCGGCTAGCCGGTACCTCGGGTATGTTGCCGTCGCCCACCGCCACGGTCTGCGGGATCAGGCGGCCTAGCCAGTCACCCTGGGTGGTGTAGACATTACCGGCAGCGTCGAGCGAGACCACGTAGTAGGCGGTGCTGTTGACCGGCTGCACCACGTAGGCCGGCTTCTCCGGTGGCGAGACCAGGGCCTGGGCGGCCAGGGCAGCCTTGCTGTAGAAGATGCCTCCGACGGTATAGGACAGCGCGGTGGCGGTCTTGAGGGTGGCGGCCGAGGCGGCGTTGATGGCGAGGCCGGCCTTGGTGGTATTGATATTGCCAGCGAGCAGCTGCTCGTAGGCCATGTGTGAATCACGAACGCTCATGAGGTCTTCCTTGGATAGCGGCCAGCCGGCATAGCCGGCCAGCCCGGTTCAGCGGATCAGGCGGGTGTATGCCTTACAGATCGGTCACGCCGACTTCCAGCCGGCACATCCACAACTCGTTGGCGCGGCCGGCAGCGAAGTAGCCCTTGGCCGAGACAAAGCCGACCTGGCCGGCCGGGTCGCTCTTGTCGATATCGCCGGGATTGAGCACGCGGATGTTGTAGCCCGAGTCACCGCGCAGCACGGTGGTGAAGAGTGCCTCCTTGCCTAGGTAGACCACCGGGTAGACGTCCACCGCGCCGGTGGTCGCCTTCATGCCGTTGAGGGTGCTGGAACCGGCGGAGAGGAAGGCGTCGAACAGTGGTGAGCAGACGTAGGCTACGTTCTCGACCGAGCCGATCTCCTCTGGGCAGGTGGGCTTGCGGCTGCCGTACTGCGCCACCGGGATAAAGCCCGGCAGGTCGCGGATATCGGCGGCCACGTCGGTATGGGCCAGGGCCACGAAGCAGGCCTCGATCGGACGGGTGCTGATCTTGTCCGAAGGCGCCAGGATTTCACGCAGGGTGCCGGCGCGCATGGACTGCAGGAAGCGAACCACGGCGCGTTGCTTGCCCAGGGTGATGCGGGTATTGATCGCATTTCGGGCTGTACCATTGGCGTAGTAAACGCTGGCGCCACCACGGGCCACACCCCAGCGGATCTTCTCGAAGGTCTCGCCGAACTGCTCGCCGATCAGCTGCGAGGCATCGGACAGGACCGGATCTTCGGCCAGGTCAGCCACCTGGTCAGTGATCTTCACCACCGATACCCACTGCTGCAGCTGGGCGGAGATCTCGGTGTAGCTGATGGCCTGGGGGATGGGCGAGACGCCCTCCACGGCCGGCGCGGAGAGCGGCAGCAGCGGGTTGGCACGGCGCATCTTGATGGTATTGGTGGTATTGCGTGGTACCTGCTTGGCCATCATGAACTGGGCCATGACCTCGATGGGCATCTGGTGGGCCAGGGCCTTCATGTCGGCATAGGCGGAGGCGCGGGTACCGATGGCGCTATAGGTGGTTTGTGCCATTAGGCAGTCCTTTCAGTATCAAAAATTATCGGAGCCCAAACTGCTTGGCGTAGTAGGCACGCCAGTGCGCGTCGTCAGACTCGTCGGGTTGGCTTTGCCGGCCGGCACCGCGGCCCAGGGGGGCAGCCGCATTGCCCAACACCTGCTGGCGACGTTGCTGCAACTGGCGGGCGGGGTTGGCCTCGGAGGTGCCGATGGCGGACTTGAAGTTACGGAACAGGTAGGCGGCGTCGACCGGATCGTGCGAATTGGCGAGGCTTTGCACCGCTTCCGGCTGGCTACGCAGCCAAGGTACGAAGTCGCTATGGCGGACTACCTGCTGCCAGTCACGCACGTCGGCGAACTGTTCGGCCGTATCGAGTGCGTGATAGCCCTGCAGGAGCGCCGCCTCGCGTGCCTCGTCGGCGGCGGGCTCGCTGATCTCATGCACCAGTCGTGCGGTGCGCTCGGCCATGGCGTTGTGGAGTGCCTGGGTACGGCGGTCCATGGCATCGGCCACCTCCGGGTAGTCGGCCCGGAGTTGTTCGAAATCTGCCTGGTCCTGCGGTGCCAAGCTGGCGGGCCGGCTGAACAGGCCCTGCAACTCCTTCAAGCGAGCGGCGAGCGCGCCTTGCCGCCCACCGGCAGAGCGGATCTGCGCGGTCAGGCGTTCGATGGTGGCCCCCTGCGTTTCCAACCTTGCGGCCATGTCCCTTACATAGGAAGGGGCGTCGGCCAGCGGATCAACAGCGGCACTCGAGGCAACCTCTGCCGACACCTGCGAGGGAGATCCGACGGCCGGGGCGACCGGCTCTGCGGAAGCAGGCGGCGTATCGGCGGCCCCTTCCCCGAAAAACTCCTGGGCAAATTCCTGGCGTGCTGCTTCGTACTGCTGCGCTGCGTGATCGTTCTCGTGATTCATGCTTCTCTCCTGGCGGCCATGGCAGCCGGGTTACGGCCCTGGCGGGCGGTGAAAAAAGAAAACCCGCCGGCAAGCGCGGGCGGGTTTTCGGGCGGGGTACGACAAGATCAATACGGTGGGGACAGTCCGCCCCCGGTGGCGGCAGTCGGCAGGAGCCGCTTACGCAGCTTGCGCAAGGCGGCGATACTGCCGGCACAACGGTGCAAGGCTTCCAGCTCGGTGGCGGCCTCAAGCGCATCGCGCTCGTCTTCTATCCAGCTGTCCAGCACGGTGACCAGGAGCTCGCGGCTACCCCGATCAAGGCGGGCCAGGGCACGCTGCGGGTCTGCCTGGTTTGGACTGTCAGGGCTCAAGGGCTTCATATGCCGTGCCCCCGCAACATGGCCAGCTGGGCCTCGGCATTGAAGCGCTGGTTAGCGGCATCCTCCTGCAGGCGGGTTTGCGCCAGGTCTGCCTGGTGGCCGCTGAGCGTGGTGCGCTCCTGGCTGGCGGCGCGCTGCAGGTCGGCCTGTAGACGCTCGCGGGCCAACGCGGCTTCGAGCTGCTGGCCGGAGGCCTGCAAAGCCAGTTTCTGCTGGGCCAGTTGCTGCGCGCCCTGGGCGATCTGCCCCTTGAGCTGCAGCTCAGCCTGCTTGTCCGGTGAGGGTTGCGGCTGCGCTTGCGGACCCTGCTGGGCCTGCGCCTGTTGCTGGGCACGCTGCTGCATTTCCTGCTGGTAGCTCGCCTCATCCTTGATCAGGGTGAGCGGCAGACGGGCCACCCGGTAGAGTTCGCGATAGAGATCGCCCCAGTGGGTGCGGCCGGCGAACTCGGGATTGCTGGCACCGATCTGGATGGCCTGCATCATGCGCTGCATGGCCTGCTCTTTCTCCAGCAGGGCCGCGGTGCCGCGGGCGCGGATCTGATGATCGCCCTTGATGGCCGGGTCAGGGTTGTAGGCCATGTTCCAGTCGATAAAACGAGCAATGGTCGGGGTGGTGATCTGGTCATCCCAGGCTCGTACCGCGCGGCGCAGAATGCTGTTGGCACTATCCATCAGGAGCGACATGCCGGCCGCCGTCTTGGTGATATGCGGCGCCTGCTCACCCTGGGCAATCAGGGGGATCTGCGTCTCCTCGTCCACCTGGCGCATGGCCATGGCGTGCAAGCGCTCCAGCTGGTCGATGCGGATTGGGATCTCCACCACCCGGAAGGCCTGCTGGATATCGACGCGATCGTCCACCAGGCGCCACAGCTTGCGCGGTTCGATATTGGGGCCGCCATAGACCGGCTCGACGATATGCGGGTTGTAGATGATCTGTCCCGCCACGCTCAGGCCGGCGTTGTCCACCATCATGCGCCAGGTGGCATTCACCAGCCGCTGCGAATCGCGGCAGAGGTAGGGGATGCCAAAACCGAACAAGCTAGTGGGGTCGGGTTCGAACACCGCGACCGAATACGGCAACCGGGCCTTCTCATCGTGGTTCAGCGCGGCCTTGATCACCACGCCGTCGATAAACCAGACGGTGGCGCTGGTTTCTTCGAGCGGGTCCGTCTCCTCCCCTTCCAGACCACACCCGCAGGCAGCCAGATCATCCCAACGTATGGGGCCGCTATAACGCCAAAGGGTATAGCGATTGTCGTTACTCACGGTGGCCGCCGTATCGCCGTTGATCTGGCGCAACTGGGAGAGATGGTCCGCGTGCACGCTGGGCGACGGGGTCTCGGTCAGCACACGACGGATCTGCGGCCGCATGATATCCGGCACGGCCTTCGCCATCTCCCTGAGCTGCTTGCGCGTCAGGTAGGCGCGCTCGAACACGTCCTCGGCATCTTCGATACGCAAGGCCGATTCATCCGGGAAGAAGTCGAAAGGATCAACTGCATAGGCTGCCGGCACCTGCTTGCGGCTGACCACCAGGTCCTGCACGCCATCGCCCAGGTCGTTCCAGACCTTTTCGGTCAGGTTGACCACCTCGACCGCGCGGATGATGGCAGTACCCAAACGCGCCATATAACGGCGCGCCTGGCGGCACTCCTCGGCGTAGCGCGTCTCGGTCAGTTGGTCGCGGATGGTGCGCTCCATCGCCTCGGACTTCTGCTTGGCGTCCGCCATGATGCGTTGGAATGCGTCGCCCTGGCTCAGCGGCTGGCCGTCATGGTCTGTCACCGGCTGGCCACCCACCTGCAGTACATCGTTCTTGTTGGCGAACTCGGCCAAGGTGGGGATGGGGGATGGCTGCAGGCCGTAGTTGTCCTCGTCTGCAGTAGGCATCAGGAGGTCATCCATACGTGCCTCGAAGCTTGCAACCTTGCCACGGGTGATACCGACAAACACCTCGCTACCGCCGGCAGCGCGGATATTGCGCAGGGTCTGCTCGTCGTAACGGTTGTTGTACTGGCGCAGATCGTCCAGCCAGCGCTGCTCCAGTGGTCGCTTGTTGGCCACGCGTTTGTCCACGCGGGCCTGTAGTTGCTGACCCAGTACGTCCAGGCGGGTGAGGCGGGCCGCCTCGGCCTCGGCCTCGGCCAGCATTGCTTCGGTCCCTATAACCTCAAAACCGGCATGGTCCGGCATGGGCCCACCAGCCCAGGCGGGTTCGCCCAGGGGGATGCGCTGGGACATCAAGTCTTGCATGAGTGCTTGCATGGCATTCCTAGTATCCGGTCCGTCGGTCACCCACATGGACGCGGGTGCGGTCCGGCGTAGCTTTCATGGGTTTGGTCCTGGCAAAGCGCAGGCACATCAGGCCGTAACGAGTGGCGCTGAGGAGGTCGTCCGCCTCCTTGACCACCTGGCCGTTCTTGCGGTGGTAGAGGCGGAATTCCTCGAACCAGTCCGAAAGATGGTTGAAGACCTTGAAACGACCGGTCTGCATACGTTCCAGCATCTGCATCAGTCCTGCTTCGACCGAGTTGCTGCCATCCTCGAAGGTGGCATGCTCGTGCAGCATGTTGAGGCCCTGCCGGCGGTAGGATGCGGCAAGCTGCTCACCACTGCCCTTCTCGCTATTGAGGCCATCGTGCGGCCAGGCCACCGGCACCCAGTCGCCACGCGGTTTGATGGCCGCCGCGTGCACGATGGGTGTCGCCTCGCGTTCCCTGTAGCTGTCGGTCACGTAGAGCGTGTCACTATCACGATCCCAGGCCAGCCAGACGCAGGCGAAGGGATGGTCCCAGCCAAAGTCGATGCCGGCGATGCGCGGCCAGTGCGGCGGGATGGCGAAGGCCGGTACCAGCAGGGCCGATTCCGCCACCGGGAAGATGCGGCCGCTGCCGAGCGTAGGGATGCCACGGGCCCGCGCCTCCCGCTCGTGCGAGGGAAAGCTGGCGATGATCCGGGCCCGTTCCTCAGGGTCGATATGCAAGGCATCGTCGATGGTCATATTGGTGTCGTGTCGATCGGCCGTGGGTTCGACCAGAAAGCGGCGTACGACCTCCGACATACCCATCAGCGGGGTGAAGGTCAGCGCCGCACAGCCGCCGGTGGCGATGGTGCGGGCCAAGCCCTCGTCGTAGATGTCGGCCGGCGGTTCCTCGTCAAACCAGACAAAGTCCACCGGTGGCCCCTGCCATTTGCGCCGCCCCTGGGCGTAGTACTTGAAGCGCAGGGTGCTCCAGCCGCCGCTGGCGTGGCGGATCTTGATGAAGTCGTAGAGATTGGAAACGCCGGTCGCCATGCCATGTTCGCCCAGCCGGTCGCGGGGCACCGCCCCGGTACCCACCTCACCGATCAGGCCCAGCAAGGCCCGCTGCGGGTTGTCGCGGGTGGATTCGCCAGTCTCCGACGATGCCCAGGCCACGATGGGCCTGTCCCAACGGCGGCCTTCCCACCAATCCGGATACTGGCCGGTCAAGTGGTAGGCGAGCTCGGCGGCACAGCAGAAGGTCTTGCCATTCTGGTTGCCGGCACGCAGCAGGCGCTCGCGAAAACGGCCACCTGCAGTATGGAAGGACTGTTGCTTGGCATAGGGCTGGTAGCGCGCCAGCTTGTTTTCGCGCTTACGCCGCTCGCGCTCCTCCAAGAGGCCCAGCAGCTCGACCTTGGGATCAAGTGCGGCTGAGGGCTGCAATGCGGGCCTCAATCTCGGTATCGGACAGGTCGGCAAACTCATGGCGTACCGTCTGCTTGTCGTTGAACATGCCCAGATGGCGCATAGTCAGCTCCAGTGCCCCCTTCTTGTCCACCAGCTTGAGCTTCTTGGTCAGGGTCTGGATGGCATCTTCGCCGCTGGGCAGCTCGGTTACATCGATGGCGGCCAGTACGGCGGCGGTGTCCTCATCCAGCTCGCGGACCGGTAGCAGGTTGCCCGCCTCGTCGAATAGCTTGCGCGGATCGAAGAAGGCAATACGGGCCAGTTCCTTCAATACCCGATCCTGATGAATTTCGGTACGGTCCTCGCGGGCTTGCATGCGCTCGGCGATATAGGCCGCGACGGCCGGATCGGCCTTGATGCGCGAGGCTTCGGCTGCAGCGGCCTTGTCGGTGGTGGCCTTATAGCCGGCACGCCGGAAGGCCGCCGTGGCGTTCAGGTCCTTGAGGTATTCGTCGGCGAACAGCCGACGCTTGGGGGTGAGATGCAGATCACTCATGGTGTTTCCTCCTCTTGTTGCAGGGTCAGGTCTGTCTGCGCGCGTATCCAGTCCTGCAGGTCACTCAATTGCCGGGCGTGGCGGTGGCAGATTTCGTAGTTGCCGACGGCAACGCGGAGGGCATCGTCGCTTGTAAGGCCTGCAGGCTGACCGGTGGCTGCATCAGGCTGGCAGGCGGTGTTGGGAAGCGTGCGCAGGGCAGCGGCGTCGTGCTGGCACAACCAAGCAGCATCGAGCTCGGTAGCCAAGTGCATAGGGTTCGCCACATAGTGATCGACCTCTTTTTCTATAGTCTGGAAGATGATGCGATCGGCCTGGCGGCCCGCTTCGTGCCGTACGGCCACTTGCTGGTTGAGGGCTTGCTGCGCCCGTTCGCGCTGCAACACGCGGACTACGGCAAGGCGGCCCTCAGCTTGGGTCAGGGCCTGCTCAGCAAGACGGCCCCTCAGGTAACCCGTGCCATAACAGGCAAGCCCCAGCACGAAGCAGAGCAGGCAGCGCCATGGCCAGGGGATCAGGCTAGCCAACATGCAGCGCCTCCTCGCAGACCGTGCGCTCGCGAGCCCGACGACTGACCAGACCCGGCAAGGGTTTGCCGCCGGCGTAGACCCAGCGGCTCAGCTCGGTACAGGCCCCAGCGTAGTCACCCTTGCGTGCCTTGGCGGCCATGCTGCTACGGCAGTAGGCAGCAGTACCGACGTTGTAGGCAAAGCTGGTGAAAGCCTGTCGCAGCGGGCCGGGCAAGCCGGGGGTGCAGGTGTCCACTTCGGCGAGCTTCCGGCCCACCTCACCGACCAACATGGCGGCACATTGCTCGGCGCTATAGCGCTGCCCCATGTGGATGGCTGGCCCGGTCTGGCCGAAGCACGCAGTAGGAATACCGACCGGGTCCGAGTAGGTCTGTCGGCGCTCCCCTTCTGATGGGGCGATCAGCAAGGCGGTCGCCAGCACGGTACCCGTCGCCCCTGCCGCCAGCAGGCGGGCGCGCAGTACGGAGGGCAGCGTACTCAT